GGGTAAACTACCACTCAGCCAAAGTTCAACTATATCCTTAACATCAATATTCAAATCAGCACTTTGATAATTAAATGATTGAGATGCTGCTGATGCAGTATACCATGTTCCACCAGTACCATCGTTTGGATTACTATCACTACCACTTGCTAATTCGTTGGGTAGCCAATCAACTTTGGAATCACCTTCTCTATATTTCCAGTTTACACCAGTTGTAGATATTTTATCAAATCGAGTACCATTACCCATTTCCCAACTTCCAGATATTGGATGTGCTAGAATTGTATATCTTAATGGTATTTCTTGGCTCTCAGTTTCTCTTAATGAAAGTTTAACACTATCAATTACAACATCTCCATTAGATATTGATTGTGCCAATGCATCTAAATCAAATTTAATTAATGCTCTAGAAATATCCTTTATATTTCCAAAATAAACTTTACTAATGTCCAATATCTCATCCAAACCTGTATTTTGATCAGGTTGTTGTAAGTATATACTCGCATCTTTTGATGCTGTTATAAAATAATATGCCATTATCTTGCTCTTCCTTTAATGTCCGAATTCGGAAACTTAATTTCAAAAACACAAGGGTCTAAAGATGGATAAATAATCTTATCTTTTGTAGCCGCATCAATATTATATGAATTTATAGAATATTGTCCTTTACATTTATTTGATATATGTAATTTAGGAACCGATGATACGCCCTCCACATTTGCTATAACCAATTCCAATTCACTTAGATTGATAGTTTGATTGAATGACCAATTATCAATTTGGAAAAAATTTCTAATTTCATTTATACAATCAGTTACTACTTCACTTTTATTATATCCTTCTAATGTAATTATTTCAAACTCAACTCCTATGTTAACAACAAATCCATCTAAAATATTTATACCATCAGTTAACATTCGGTATTCATTTAAGTATGTTTTTAGATTTTGTTTTATTGCCTGATTAATAGGTGTTAAGTTTCCATTTTGGTTATACCCCAAAAGATATAAATTAATTGCAAATGGGTTGTTAGTTTCATTTACATTATCAGTTTTTCCTATTAGAAAATTTTTAATCTGCTCTTTTACTTCACCTTCAGTTGGTTCAGCATTATCCGCTCTTTCCACAAAATCCATTACTATATCAGTAAATTGTTGTAGAGCGTTTGGAGATGCAAGGATTGAAGATGGAGAATTGTTATCCAATGTACCATCCGCACTTGCATACGCTTTCGCAATACCTCCATATTTAGAAGGAAGAGATAACGCTCTAACTTGATAATCTCTGGCAGTCACTGCTCTATTTTGTGAACCAAAATTAGCTAAAGCGTTTTGTCTGATTTCTTCCAAAGTTTCCGAACCCCTACCACCTACTGCAGGAACTTCGTTATCTACTGCTAATGAGTTTTTAACTCTATTGTATACTATTCTTTGACTGGGAGTGAATGTTAATAAATCCTCCTCAAATTGTACTCCACTTATTCTAGTCAATAATCCTTGCGATACATTAGTTTGAACTCCACCACCAACTAAATATCTTACATTGATAGTTGTATTAGATGGTGATGTACCATAAGTTTTTGTTTTTAAGAAGTTTGTTGGATCAAATGACTCTTCCAATCTACTAATTGAATTAGGCAATCCCAATCCAACATTTTTAAGATTAGGAATTAATTGTTCATCACTTGCTGATGGGTCTCCAGCTCCAAATTGAATAGTAGTAGTTCTATTCTCATTTATTTTAAGTGTAAACCTTCTAGCAGTTTTTAATGTTTTTAGTAAGTAAGGAACGGTATTTCTAAACTGATATAGATCTGAACTATTTGATATAGTATTAGTTTCGTTAATGAAAACCATTTCTTGTCCTAAATAAGGAACTTCATAATATTTAGCACCATTACTATCTCTAACATCTACAATTTGTATAACATCAGTTTCGGGCAAATCAATAGTTCTAAATGGTTGATATGTACCAAATGTAAATTGTCTTTCAGTTATTGTAGATGAGATTGCTTGAATTTGTTTTTTTACTAAATAAAAATTAGGTTCTCCTGTATTTACATCTCTACTATATACAGTTGTTTCTCTTTCAAATGGATCTCCAAAATCAATAATATCCGTTGTTCTAAATTGAGTTGCATTGTTTGTAGACTCAACTTGCATTCCTTCTTTTATTCTCAAATAAAATCTTTCATCTGGTACATTATTTTGACCCGTTCCAACTGAAGGTACTAATTGATATATAGAAAGTGTTGTTAAAGCGGGTGATGTTACTTTTGGTTTATAACCTAAAAATTGTGCTAATGCAATAACACTTCTCTCATCTTCAGCAAATGGAAGTAAGGACTCTTTTAATGTATCATCTATATAATATGAAAGTACATCACCAATATAAGATGATAGTTCCATAAACATCATACCAGGAGATGTTTCATTGAAATCATTATAGGTTTTTGGAAAATATGTTTTAGAGAACTCTATTAAATTTGATCTAAATCCAGCAAAATCTGTATTTAGATATTTAATATCTTTTCCTTTATTCCTAAAATTGTTATTTGTTGTATTATTAGTTGCCATTCGATTTATTCTTCTACATTAAAAGTAACAGTTTCTAAAGTTGGGTTTCCATTTATCCTAAATGTAATTGAAACTTCTACAGAATTCCTATCTTTTAATTCATTACTTTGTTCTATTATTATAGTATCTATAACAACATAGGGTAACCAATTTTGTAAAGATTGTAAAATAGTATTTTCAATTCTACTTTCTAGTTCTTCATCGTTTTGTTCAAATAATAATTCAGTTAGCCCGCTACCCAAAAAAGGTTGCATTACTCTTTCTCGTCTTTTTGTTAAAAGTAATGATTTGATATTTGTTCTAACTTGATCTATAGTTTGAAATGATTGATTGAAGGCAGTATTAGTTATTTGCAAAGGTAATGTAATACCAATTGCAGTATCATTAAATTGCTCTAAGTCTTGAACTTTTTTACTACCTAATACTACAGCCATAATTAAAATCGTTTTACCAACTCACTATAATTTCGGTTCAATGCTTTATCCAATGCATCGTTTCCAGTTTTTACACCCAAACCTCCGCCTGTGTTCATATCACCATATCCCATTTTAGATGCCATTTGAGAACGAACACTATTAATATCCATTCCGTTTGATGGCGTTGGTATTGAAGCATTCATAGTAGGCCATTCTTCATAACCACTTTCAGTTCCTCCTACATACGAAGTGTTTGCTCTCGTTTCATTTAGTATCTGGTTCAATACTGGATTTTTAGTGTATTGAACATCGTTTACCTTACTTACTTTAGTTTCTCCTAATATCGCTTTTGCAATAGATGGAGCTTTCTTTACAGTAGTTGTTGGAGTTTCTTTTGTAGTTTCAACCATTCTCCTTTTTTGAGTTGAGCCCACAACTTCAGCTACAATTTTAGGTAATTGTTTTTTAACTTCAGCTTCAACCAAAATTTGAATAGCTTTTAATAATTTATCAGTATCCATTTTTTTTATAGTTTATACCAATATAAATATACAAATGAAATATTTTGGTTTTTTTAATTATTATAATCCATACGCAAACATTCCAGCTTCTTCAGCTCTTCTTCTAGCCAAACCCGAATATACTTTTCCAGATTCAGCACCAGCTATCGGTCCGTTCAATATACCATTTGCTGCTGCTATATAATTTTTAGATTTAATTGCTGCAGGTATTTGGGGGTAAAATTTAAAACTTCCACAATTATAAACAAAAGATACACATGCCGCTCTTTGTCTATCATTTAACGCAGTCCAGTCCGCTTCTGTTATTTGAGCAGCCCCAGTTCCAACTACTTTATCTTTATATGTAGTTCTTACCTGAAGTTCTAATACTTTAGCAGCCTGTTCTCTAGTAGTTCTATCACCGTATTTAACTGTACGAGTTTGAGTTGCACCTATATCTAAAATTTGACTAGTACCATATCCTAATCTCGGATCTCCCTCATCGTTTGTGGCAAATTCTGTAAATCCTTCTTTTTTTACAAGATATTGTCTTGCAATTGTAACCCAATCTTTACTCATATCAACATCTGTAATTGTGAGACCATCTGCAAAATTTAAACTTTTTAAATATTGTTCTCTAGTAAGTCCAACATCTTTTACGTTTCCATCAGTAATCGTAGGTCCACCTGATAAAACTGATAACTTTCCAAAAGAAACGCTTGCCCCATACCCTTCACCAGAATATACATTACCTGAATTATATGGTGGACTTGGTCTTGGTGTAAAGTACACAGGTCTAACTGGAGCACTTATTCCTCCAATATCTATTGTTTCTTCTTCAGTTCCATCAAAAGTAGTACCGGTAGTAGCTGCAGTTGTAGTTTCAGTAGTAGTGGTAGTAGAACTAACATTTACTAAATCATTATAAACTAAACTCGCGGGTAATATAGAGGGAACGACAATATTTGATACAACTAAATCTCCAACACTTTCTCCAAATCCACCCGCTTCTGGATCTACTCTATATCCCTCATTACCGCCTTTATTTTCGTTAAATTGTTTATTTATTTCTGGATCAGTTTCGAGTTGAACACTTCCATCA